TGGTTTACGTTTTTGTAAAATTGCGTTTAATACAGGTTGATATTGACCAGATTGTTGTGGGTTAATAATACCTAATTGAGGTGTTTGAGTTTGTGGTTGTTGATTCATTCTATCGTAAATATTTAAACCTAACCCTGCTGTTTGTGCTGGATTAGCTTTTAATGATTCTAATGTTGAAGTACCTAAAGAACTAAGACCTGTATTAATTTCACTTCCTAAAGAACCTAATCCTGTGCCTAATTGTGATAATGCACCACCACCACCTGTATATAGTGGCATGCCAGATTCAGCTAGTGCAAAATATTCAGGGTTTAAAAATGTGCCTGTAGACGGGTTAAATACAAGTCCTTCGGCTGTTACGCCAGATAACTGAGCTGCATCATCTACAGCACTAGCTGCGCCACCACCAACCCCTAATAACGAGCCACCACCACCTAATGCGCCACCTATTAAAGCACCTTTAAGTGGGTCACTACCTGTAGCTGCACCACCTAATGCACCTATGCCAGCACCTGTAATAGCTGCATTTGCAGCAGCAGTACCACTAGCACCTAACATAGCACCCAATGCTGACGTTGCTGTAATTGGTTCAATACGCATAGTAAAGAATGTATCTATAATCCATAAAGGATTAATCCAGTTAAACAATTTCATTATTTAACCTTTCCAACTACGTAGCAAATAGGCTCTAAGACAGCACGATAAATCATGCCAATATTGTCTCTAGTTTTACCTCTTTTTTGTTTCCAGATATCAGCAGTCCTATGTCTTGCGATATGCTCTAAAACACCCCTTAAAATGCGTTGTAGGGCATTCTTTTTACCACTCTTGTAAGCATAACCTACTAATGGTAAGAATAGAGTGTGATAACCTTTTTCGTATGCAGGGTCTAAGTCTTTAGACTGAGCTAACCAGATAGCATTACGGAAACTACCAAATCCATATTCAGCATTCATAGCTGTGCAGACTATCTTGCCACCACCTGATGATTGAGTAGTAGATACTTGACCCATTGGAGTGCCTTTGATAAGGTTTGAATAGTTTTGAAGTTGTTGATAAGGTAAGTTTTGTTCGTAGTTATATCTATCAATGTCACCTTGCAATGCTTTTTCTTGATAACCTTCACCAATTTGACCTAAGTTTAATAATTGGTTAGCGTCTTGGTATCTAGCTTGGCTCAATGTAGGTGCATTTTGTGCTGCTTGGTTTTGCATGCCTCTTTCATTAGCATAGTTCTGATAAGCAAGGTCACCATATTTATTAGCCAATGTAGTTGCTAAAGTTCCTGCTGCTCTGTTTTGGATATCAGCAGATGCACCTGAACCATAACGACCAGCCATAGAAGCACCACCTTGTGCGGCTCTAATAGCATCATTGTAGTTTTGTGTAGCGCCTTGTGCAGCACCAGCAAGAGCTTGGTTAAAGTAAGGATTGTTTTGTAAGTATTGACCACCAATAACATCTTGTTGTTGTTGTAACGCACCTGATACTAATGGATTACCACCTCTAGCAATTTGTTCTGCTGAACCTAATGCAGATGTAGTTTGACCTGATGGACCTACATAAGTTTGACCAGGAAAGTATGATGGACCTGGTTGTGAATATAAGTTTTTAGCTTTTTCTAAACCATATGTAACATAGGGCAAAACAGATGGGTCAATACCAGATGTAGTCGTAGAGTTAGTTGGAGCGCCACCACCACCATAAAATGTTAAAAAGTTATCCATAATCCAAATAGGATTAAGTAGTTTAAATGCGTTAGATAATTTCATATTGCTTTCCTTAAAGTGTAAAGTCCCATGTTGAAGGTTTAAATCCCATTTCTTTAGCTTTTTTATCCCAGCCACGTCTATGAGATGTAAAAGTAATCTTTGTTTTACTGCCTTGTTTTGCTATTGCCTGAATTTCTTGCCATGCTTCTTGAAGTAGTAATTCGTTATTAATTGATGACCATGCAGCCCATACGTGCATAGCTTGACCTAAAGGTTGTAATACGACAAAGCCATAAGGTTGATTATCTTTGATAGCTAAAAACAACATAGAGCGTTGTTCATAACAATCACAATAGACATCCTCTACAAGCCATTGTGGATAACCCTTGCTTCTGACTATTTCAAGACCATGTTTAATAAACTCCCAATGAGTTCTAAGTTGGTCTTTAGGTATGTAGTGTAATATCATCCTACTATTATATAACGATAGTTCCTTGCGACTGCATGACTTCCATGATGAACTGTGCAACTGCCTTGTGCAAAGTTGTCAAAGTAAACATCTTTAAGTTCTGCTGATGAATGAGCATCTTTAGGCATAATTACAATAACTGAGTTAAATCCTATACGTTCATTGCTAAGTGTTGTTGTAGTCGTACTTACTGTAGTAGAAAATTCACCTGTATTGTTGCTTTTACCTTCTACAAGGTTATTTACAATCTCTGCTACACTTCTTGAATCGCCACCTTGAAAGGGTAACTTACGGTACATATCACTACGTGCCATTATCTAGTACCTTGTGTAGAGTAGTCTAAATCTATGCCAATAGCTGAGTGCCAATCTGCACCAGTAGGAGTTAAATTAACCCTGTGATAACGACCTGCACTTCTTACAGCACATCTATCTTCTTGACTTGCTGATATAGGAGTTGAGTATGTAAGAGTGTCATCTAACATACGCCTAGAAGCCACAGAAATGTCCGCAGAGCCATTATCTACAGAAGGTCTGATAAGAGTAAGCACAGAGTTATATCCGTATTCTAAGTCGTTTGTAGTAATAGTTGCTGTAGCATTAGTTCCGGTAAATGTGATAATTTTAGTATCACGAACACCACCAAATAAGAATTTACCACCTGCATATAGTCTATCGTCTAGTGTAGTTGTAAGCGTATCCATAGTCTTGAGTCCTGCTGCACTTGCTGCCATATCAATAGCAACACCTGTGCCTGAGCCTACACCTGTAGCTGTAAATAATACACCTACTGTATTAGCAACCGCACCTATAAGCGTATAGTTTGTTGTGCCTATACTTCTAATTGTATATTGTTTTGTAGCTACAAAAGAACCTGCTGTGATGTTATAAGCGGTATCTATACCGTCTAATGATACGCCTGTAGTAGCAAGGGTAGATAAAACATCTACATCTGTATCAGCTTCGCACCATTTTTGTGTTTCAAAATTGTAGATAAGTAATGCCATGTTACCTGAAGTTGTTGTGTAATTCCAAATAACAAGATTACGTTCTGGGTCTACTGCTGCTGATATAGAATCAATGTTTCCAATGTTGGCATTGTTAAAGAAGTATCTGTCTACTTTCTCTGAGCCAATACCTGTAATCTGTTGTCCGTTACATGAGTAGAAACCATCATCTGATAGGAAATATGTTATACCACCATACTGTGCTATAGAGCCACCTTCTATACAACCTACGTTACGTGAGATAGTGTCAAACTGAAAGAATAGTGGTGAGCCAATATAAGACATACGCACAATGGCTTTTTCTAAAAATACTAAACCAAACTCGCCACCTGTAATGCCTGTAATATTTCCACCATCTGGAAGTTCTTGATAATCTGATTGTGATGCTGCTCCTGCTGTCCAGTCTGTAGGGTCATTAATATCTGACCAATTTACACGTGATGGATTTGAACCTGCACCTATATTAGCACCCACTACAAAGTCACGAACTACTGTAATAAATTTAGCTATTGGTGCTGCGGCTGCTAAGTCTGCAAAGTCTGTAGATGATGTTACATCATAGTATTGTATTTTTTCAGAGCCATTAGAAGCTAGTGCATAATTGCCAAACTGAACAAATTGCCATCTATTAGTTCCTGTGTATGCACCTGCTGCTCTTGTAACATCTTCCATAGATAAATCTGTAGTAGATACTTTAAATAGTTTAGTAGCTCCACCTGCAAACATAGTTACGTCATTGTTTAATTTAGTTGCAAAGCAATTATTAAGGTCTTCTGAAGCTGCGCCTGAATAGTTTACTGCTGACTTAAATGGACCATATCCTACTGCTAAAGGAATGACATTGTTAGCTTCTGATACTGTGTCTAAGATAGATGGTTGGTCTGGTAGCCAATCCTTAAATGCTATGCGTTGTGTAGGCATAGTTTACTCGTACATAATGTTGACAGAACCAGCATCAAATGTATCTGTGCCATTTACTGTTGTCAGAACTAATCTATCTAATACACCTGCTAAAGTAACATTTCCACCTAAAGCAGATACATTATCAGCTGCTGCTGGTTGTCTTGCAATAGTACCAGCACCAATCCAAATATTTCCTGATATATTTGTAATTACTAACTGACCAATTCTAGTATATGCAGCATTACCATTAGAATCTATACCAAACCCAGTAGTAAGACGATTACCTGAGTTTGATGACCCACCTTCCCATGCTGTTGATAAGTATCCAGTAGTAGTTACAGAACCTGAGCCAATTTGAACTTGAACTACAGATGTGCCACTTGTAGATACACCATTAAACATAACAGTAATTCTTTTTACCCATGCAGGGATACTAGAAAAAGTAATAGATGTTCCTGATGTTGTATTTTGAGCTGTAGCAGAAGTAATTTTAGGTGTAGATGACCATGTAGTGCCATTAGCAGTAAACAATACATTACCTGTTGTAGTTGGAGCTACAAAGGTAGGTGTAGATGTTCCTGCACCAACAATGACTGAACCTGATGTAAGTGTGGCTGCACCTGTGCCACCATTAGCAACTGGTAAAGTGCCTGTTACATTAGTAGCAAGGTTAGCAAAAGTAGTAGAAGCTGTGCCTGTTCCACCTTGTGCTGTTGTAAGTGGTGTAGTAAGACCTGTAATGGATGTAATGTCTGAGTTAGCACCTTTAAGGGCATAAGCAGTACCTGCATTAGTGCTTGCACCTGTCCCACCACTAGCTACAGGCAATACAGTAGTTAAAGTAGTAGTTCCAGTTACAGTTAAGTTTCCACCTACTGAGAAATTATCCCCACTAGAACCATCTTGTTGGTTTTTAAGTTGAGCCATAAGACCACGAATAGCATTATTTACGTTAGCTGGTGAACATCCTTCAGCAATGTTAATGTTATCTATATCTGTATTACTAGCTGCGGTTGAACTAAACTCGCTTATTTTTGTCTTTGCCATTTATTTTCCTTAGTTATCTAGGTGTAACGCTTATTGATGTATATGGATATGTAGCACCCAAGTCATTAGTTTTAATATTAGCAATAGCTCTATCATACAAACTTGACCATGTAGCTACTCTTGCATCATTCATAAGATAAGGTTCTGCTTCTGCTAATGTTGCGTATAGTAAAGCGTCTGGGTAATTAGCTAAATATAAGTTACTTGCTGTAGTTGTAGAGATAAATGTAGGTTGTGCATAATACAATAAGCTAAGTGTCATTGTAGAATCAGGTGTTGGTGCAAATTGAAAATCTGAGCCAATCATTGTAAAGTAATGTGGTCTACCTGAGAATGTTGTTTGACCATCTCTAAAGAATAAGTCAGGTGACTGATACTCTAGTCTGATAACAGGATTACCTTGTATGTGTATTTCTCTTACTTCTAATATGTCAGTAGGAAATGCTACTGTGCTTGCTGATAAAGATAACGTAGTTGAACTTAACATCTTCTGCGTTCTTAAATCACGTGTCAGTCTATATTGTGCCATCTGAATAAAGTCAGGTATTTGTGATGTTAAGTCTGTGCGTGCTAAGTAGTTTTCTACTACTGTAACAAAGCTAGTATAGTTGGTAAAAGCCATTTATTATCCTTAAAGTTTTTTAACCAATACAATAAAACCGTTATCTATCTTTACTTGTTTAGTAATAGTAAAGCGAGTGCTAAGGTGTTTATTCCACCACTCTAAAGGTTGCTGTATAAGATGTGCGTTTCTACCGTCTGGTAGAACTTTCATTGCTGGACCAGTATGTATTGTAAATAGTCCGTATTTGTTTACTACTCTTTTTAAATCATCTAACACGTTATCTAGTAATTCAGGTTCTATGTGTTCAAGAACGTCTATACATGTTACAAACTCACAGGGTTCTGGTGTTGCATCCCATAATGGATTACTTGGTTCATAGGGAGTGTAGATGACTTCCGATTCAATACTGTCTTTTAGTCTACATTTACCTGCACCATAGTCTAATAGGTTTGTAATACCAAAACTCTTTATTACGTCATCAACAATTGGTGCAAAGAATGTACTAGCTATCCCATAATCAGGATTCTCATGCAGTTTTGCCTGCATGTCTCTATACTCGTTAGAGATTAAGTTGGTCAATGACTTCTTTCCATGTTTTATCGTCTTGGTAAATAAGCCTCATGTGTCTATACCAGGGCATACTTACTTGAGCATATCTCCATTGGTGATATTTAGGCACTAAGCACCATGTTTTAAC